CTGTTGCAAAAATACCCTGGTGCATGCAACCTGAGGTTGTATGCATTTTATGCATACAACCTGTAGTAGTTTATTAATTACCCATTGTCAGCCTCCCACTCCATTTCCGCCATTTGCTCCTGCTCGAATTGTTCTTGTTCAATTTGTTCTTGATCCATGTCTTCAATCATGTCGTCCCACATCTTAGTCTCAAACCAATCTTGAAGTAAGTCGTAATCATTTTCGTAATCCATATTTCCTCGCTTTGTTATGATCCCATTATATAAGATTATCCTATGCTTTGCAAGGACAATATTGCCGCACCCTGTTTAATGTATCCTTTTAAATATTTTATACATTCTGTTTTATTTAATAAATATCCGTCTAATGTTGATTTCATTAATGGGCATTTTTCATCATGCTCGAAGCCTGTTACCGCGTGAACTATTTCATGAAAGACTACATTTCTCAAAGCATCTTGGCTCATGTCTATTGCTTTTTTTGTAATCCAAATTTTATTATCTTTTAATCTTGCAACACCTAGAACGCTGTGATTTCTAGCCTCTCCAATTCTAACTTCTATTCTAGGTAAATTTTTAATTTCTTTTTTTGCCTCGTAAATTAATTCAATAACTTGTCTTCTTAATTTGTATACAGCATCATTCATCTTGAAGTTTTTTATTTGTTTTGTTTTCATTGGTTCCCTCGCTTTCATGATCCCATTATATAGGATAATCCTATATATGTAAATGGTCAATAATGTCGCACTTATATTATGGTGGCTTTTTTCTC